ACGTAATTTATAATTCCTCATACATGCTTTCCTATCAAGACCTTGCTTATCTCTACATGCTTCAGCACCAGCACCAACATATTTATTATAAACAGCGCGCCCTGTAGCTGAAGCAGTAGTTAACAAAGCAGTTGTAAGAATATATTCTTCATCAACTAACTGAGTTTTATCTTTAGTAACAATCTCATCATGAATAAGATAATGTAGAATTTGTTCACTTGTTGCCAATGTGATAAAATCCATTATCTTTAATTTACGAGTCTTTGGTATAGCAGACTCATAAATCATACATGCTGCAATCGTTTGATAAGCAGATTTTGGTAACATAAATTAATATCTCTCACCATATTTTTGAACAGTATCTTTAACTTGTGAGAATGTCTTAGCAAATGCTTGACATTTTTGCAGGACCCATGGTTCATGCCATGCATAGTCGACATTAAATTCAATTTCTAAATCAACTCTTCCAACAGTTTCCACATCACTTGTAAAAAGATCTTGTGGATCCTTAGATGGAAATACACCATCATATGCTGCATAGTATTCTACTGTTTGTGCATCTGGAGCTGTAGTCCAGTAATACATCAATCCAGCATAAGTTGCTTTTGTGTATCCTGCTCCATCATCTCCATCTACTAAATCAGTAGCACCAGTTCTATAATCTCTAATCAGTTTAACCCAATTATGCATAATGTCCAGAACAGGAGTTTTATTAAACTCAAGAAATTTGACAGATACGGTATTTCCGTAATCAATATTTCCCGGTACTGCCCATTTAACTCCACCAAGTCCAGTGTATTCAATTTTATTTAAAGTACCACCTGGAGGTGTTACAGACAAACATGATGCTGCCAATATATTTTGAATTTCTGATGTTGATGATATACCACTAATCCCATTTTTTTGAATATATGAAGCTATGCCTGTTGGAACTTTATCGAACCACAGAAAATGATAACCTGATACATAAGGATCAGCAACACCAACTGTTGTACCACCGAACTTTCTCGTTAATATATTTTGGCCAAGTTCGGCAAATGAATATTTCATAGTCATGCTAATGTCCTCCTAGTTGCTTAAGCAACTTTATATTTTACACGTTTTTTTATAATTTTGAGAACTGTATCCCAATCCCCATTTGGTATATGAATGGCTTTATCATCAATATAAAAATCCGCCGCCAATTTTTCAGCAGTAATTTTGTCAAAATAAATGTTATGTTTTTTAAGCCATTGACCTACTTTTTTAATTTGATCATTATGATCTGAACCCATTTCTTTGGCATTTTCTTGTGATGCCCGAGTTGTAAAGATAACTATTTCATACCCTTGTCGTTGTAGCCAATCAATAACTTCCTTAGCTCCATCAAAAGCATCATCATATATTTCACCATCTTGAAATCCCTTTGAATATTTATGGATCGTTTGATCCAAATCAATCATTGCTCGTCTAGGAATAGGTTCATTCTTAGATTCAGGGTAGACAGTTTTTATTAGTTGACGCTTTTTCTTCTGTGGATTTTCTGGAAAAGAATCAATCGCAAATCCCCCAACTGCTTCTTCGTCTTTAATTTTACGTTTTTCTAAAATCTTATTTATAATCTCCATTTATATACCAATAAACTATTTTATATTTTGTTCTAAATATATCGGCATGTCGTTCAATAAAAGTTCAATCATCTATATATATTAATAACTAATGAATAAAACAAATTATCTATTTTTTTAAGGAGGATTTAACATGTCAAGTAAGTCAAGTGGGATTGGGTTAGGTTCAATAATTTTTTGGATCTTTATGGGGTTCCTGTGGTTCGGTGATAGTGATGATGATAGTACCGAAGTCGAAATCGTTGAACAAGATGCTCCAATAATAACCGAAGCAGTAAAAAATAAGGTTAAGGATGTAGGAGCACAGATTACAGATATTGTGAAACAAGTCAAAAATAACATTGAAGAAACTATAGAAACAGCACAGACGGAAACTATAGATAAACCGGAAGAAGTGATGGAAGAAGTTATCTATGAACCACCAAGAGAACTGGAAAAGGAAGAATTAATACCTGTTGAAGATAAACCACAAATTGAGGAAATGAAGAAGTTATGATGATTTTAAAGGTCAATAAAAGATTTAAGAATGAAGAATATGAAATACTATTTAATACCGATACTGGCGTAGAAGTTACAAGAGGAGTCAATGGACACGATGACCCATTCGTTATGCAAATGGCGTCTCTGCTCGATATCGGTGTCATGGGCACCTGCAAGAATAAATGTGCATTCTGTTATCAAGGACATACTGATCGCCTTAATATGCCACTATCAGACTTTAAAAAGATTATTGATGAGACAGCGTATCATGTTAATCAAGTTGCACTCGGCGGTCGGGGAGATCCGAATCATCATGAGAGTTTCAAGGAAATTGTCGAATATTGCAGATCGAAAAATGTTGTACCAAACTATACAACAAGTGGTATTGATATAACCGATGAACAGATCGAGATATCAAAATTGTGTGGTGCAGTTGCTGTAAGTGATTATGAACAACCATACACATATAAAGCACTTGACAGATTGATCGAAGCGGGGGTCAAGACAAATATCCATCAAATATTCTCAAACGAAAGTTTCACTAAATGTTTCAATATAGTTCAAGGCGTCATCCCCGCTGTGTGGAATTTTGATGTGACTGGTTTAAATGCTGTTATTTTTCTCTTGTTTAAACCTCATGGTGCTGGAAAAGATCTTGACTGGAAACCAACTGAAGATCAAATAAAAGAATTTGCAAAAATAGTATTCACACCAAAAGAAAAATTCAAAATCGGCATGGATAGCTGTCTTATCAATCATGTTTTAAAACATGGAAATGCATCAAAAATGCAACGTGCGGCAGTTGACACATGTGAAGCAGCAAGAATGTCAGCATACATAACACCAGACATGAAGTTTATGCCTTGTAGCTTTGCAGACGAATCAAAATGGAGTATCCCCATTGAAGATGGTTTACATAAAATATGGGTGAATGGAGAACCATTCAAAAAATTCAGAACGGTCCTTGGCAACAAACAAGATTGTTGTCCACTGGGATTGTAGGAGGATGTATGAAATTTAAACTTGATTTTGTAACAAATTCAAGCTCTTCATCATTTGTAGTGATGGGAACATATATAGATTCAAGTCTTATAACAGAAGAACATCTTGACTTTGTTAAAATTAAAGATGAACATCTTAATAATTTGACTTTGGATGATCTTAGAAATGATATTTACGAATATATTGTTATGTTTATTGAAGAATCCGATTTAGATTATTCCACTGGGGATTCATGGGAGGATAATAATGTTATACTCGGCATTAAATATTCCGACATGAAAAGTAATGAAACTCTGGATGATTTTAAAGACAAAGTTAAAAAGCAAATAAAATATACAATGAATATTGATGTTGAGGTCGGGCACATTGAAGAATGTTGGAGAAACGGATGAAAATAAAAGGTGATTTCGTAACCAATTCAAGTTCGACTTCTTTTATTGTATTTTGTCCTCATCTGCTTAAAAGTGTTGAAGATGTTTCAAAATTTATAAAAAGACAAGACTTTATTGATGTTATTTTTCAAGATGCAAAAAAACAAACTCCCATTAAACTAAGCACACCAACCATACCAATAATTGAAAAGATTGCTGATGAGTTAGAGTGTGGTTATGTTGCTGGGATTGATGATATAACATCCAGAAAAGACTTTTACCAGAAGCATGGGGTTACCAATGGAGAGGTCTTTAAGAATCAGGTTTGGATGCATCAGATGTGGATCGAAGACTCCATAATTAATAAACAACAATGTTCAGTCTTTGCAGCAAATCTTATTACAGAACATGAGGGTGATTATGCGTACTTTTTTGAATACGGCGATGAAGGTGGTGAGCTCTTTTTTGAGCTTGAACAGCAAAATGAGTGGGGAGGATTACCATTCATCAGAATCAACAAACACTAAGAAATCTATAAGGAGAAGGTAATATGAATAGAGATGACCCAAATGATCATCGAGAATTAAATACAAGAGTAGAAAATTATGTTATGGCAGAGTTTGTTGCTGTTCCACCAGATTTTGATATCAAAAGTCATTTATCAATGAGAGAACATGTCGGAATATTTGAAGTTAAAGATATGGATATTGAACAAGCATCTATTATTTCTACTTCTATTAGTTGTTCGTCTGTTTTCAATACAATGAATAATGCTCTCATGAATCCAAACATTTGTTTTTTCGTATTACAGTTATTTCAAGATTTGGGATTGGTTGTTAAATCAATTGATAATCCTGTAAGACGTAGTATGGATGCCAAAGCATATAAGAAATTTTCATTGGAATGGGAACAAGGAAGCCATAACTATTTTCGGGGACAAACAGTTTTAAGGATTAGTTTTCTAATTGTCAATGTTGTTCATCTATTGAATGAAGAAGTTTACAAAGAAGCGGCTGATGCAATGGAGAAGGTCCATCAGTTTCAGACTGAGATCAATTCCTCAAAATTTAACCTAGACTAATTAAGGAGAAAAAATGAACAAACAACTTACCATAGTTGTAATGATAATAGCCACCATCTTACTTATTGTGTTTTCATACAGTACAGCAATACCAGCAACCCAAGCAGTTAAAATCGGAGAGTTCGTGAACATTGATCGAATGGGTCCTCGGGATGATAAGATTATGATTGTACGAATTAATGATCCGGAAAATCCGTTTGTATCAATTTATGTAACACAGGTTAAATCGGGTGCCTGGACGGCAATGGCGGATCCAAGTAACTCATCAATCTCTTGTCGATTGACTGGAGCAATACCTCTTGATGGAGATGGAAAACAAATAATCAATAAGACCAAGAATCTTAACATCGGTTCTTTTCGAAAATCAATCGGTAGTAAGGTTATGAAAATTGCCAGGTTCTATGATAAGGGACAGAATGTTTTAGTGTATGTTGTTTATACAACTAAGATGTTTGATGGATCTTCAAAACATTCATTGTCAGTTGTACCATTAAATTAGCAACGTAAAATAGACCTGGAAGGATTACTCCAACCAGGTCTATTTTTTTGCCTATTAAACAATAAAGAAGTTCAATTGAATTTGCTCAACAACCCTTGTAGGTTCTAGAGTTACATCCACATGAAACTTCTTTGTTTTTCTTTCGTAATCTGTTGCGCCAACATCTACAGCGTAGTTATAGAGACCACGTTTTTTTCTGATAACTTCCAGAAACTCAACAAGCTGGCCAGCAACAAGTGACCATGTAATTTCATCATTTTGTTCAAAGATGAAGAATTTACAGAAGTCCTCAAATGCTCTCTTGATATAAAGCACAAGACGAACAATATTTAAGTCCTGTAAAGCACTCGCTTTTGCTTGAGAAGTCAACTGACCCCAAACAACATAACCTGGATTGAATTTTACAATCGGGTTTAATTGTTTCAAGTACATTTGATCTCTCTCACCAAGTCTTGGATTAAATCTCAAATCTTTAATTGTATCAATTGCTGCTCTGTTGAAACCAGCTGCTGCATACCAAAGTTCAGCAACAGTATCGTTTCTTGGCAGAATGTAGGACATATGATATACTGGTGATACCCACATATCTTGTCCTGTAAATGAATCATAGACTTTATTGTACTCTTCATAAAGAGCTACAAAGTAATTATTGAATGTGTGTGTTTCATTTCTTGCAGCAAGTGATAAATTAACAGTACCGTTATCACCATTATCAAGAATACCAACGCAATCACGTCTGGTTTGACATAGAGTGCTTATCGCTGATTTTACATCAGTTGGATAACCACAATCAAATACCATTGAGTAGTAAATGTTTTCATTATCAAGAACACTATCATCAATAATGCCTGAGTATGCTTGATTCAGAAGTACTGTTGCTTCAGCAGTATCTAGTGTACCGTCTGCTTGAAGAAGATCACCCTCTGATCCTTTTCTTAGTGGAACAGGTTCAGATGATGTAAAAGCACTAGCAACAGAACCGTATGATTTTTTGATTCTATATTCTGTTTCAGAAGTAGGATCAAAGTCTGTTGAACTACCATTCCATGATTGACTGGTTAACATTCTATCTGCATAAACTTCACAGACTTCATCGTCTATACCAGAAGCAGCTCCTAACCAACCCCACACTTCATTACCCTTTGCGTCTTTTGCAATTATAACATAAGAAGATGGACCAGCAGCTGATTCCCAGTCGCTGAAATCTTGTTTAACATCTTGAATAGTTGCAGAACCAGCAGTTGTTACAGCTGTTGTTGTTCCGATATCTCTATCATAAACACGAATATTTTCTTCGTAACCAGCAGAATATGTTCCGAGTGTTTCACTTACCATCATCTCTGCACGAAGCATTGATGAATAAAGATTTAACACATCAACGATCCATATCGAATCGCCAGCACCATCTCTGGCTAGAGGATCAAATGATATTTCAAATGATTCAATAATAACATCCTGACCATCTGATTGTCTTTCATAAACATCCATGATATACTGATCCCATAGTGTTGGGTTTGATACTTCGGTGATTCTAATACCCAATTTGTTATACCACTGACCTCGACCGATTGGTCTCAAGAAAGCGATTGGATATGTAGTACCTGATTGCTGTAGATTAGTTCCAAACTCACCTGTAGTATTAATTCCCTCTACAAATGTAATTGAATAACCTGCAGTTGTATCATTAGTACCTATTGTAGCATCAATTCGCATGTTTGCAAATGTTGCGTTATCTGACATTACTCTCATAAAATAAAGAGCTCCAGATTCGCCAAGGTAATTGTAAGCACAATATGGACCTTGACCATAATTCTTTCCAAACACCGTAATGTTTGGTTCCCCAAATTCTGCAATATAATCGGCTCGGGAACCGAAAAGCTTTAGGATGTTGTCCTCTCCCTTCTCTGTTAATGCAGGAATGATACCAATTGTTGATAGT